CGGCAGCGCGAACATCGCGGGGCTGCGCCCGTAGGTTTCGCCGGGAGCCATCACATACCGCGAGATCGCGTAGGGGAACGTGAAGTACCCGCCCCGCTTGACCAAGGCCTTGTCGCTGCGATCATCTTTCACGGTGTAATAGGAGACGTAGGGCATCCCCGCGCCGTCCAACCGCCCGGGTTCATACCCTTCCGCCTCCGTGCGCGGCTTCACGCAATGAATAAACTCGTGCAGCTTGGCCGCGCCCTTGGCGCTGGTCGCGTCCCGCCTGATCTTCTCCGGCAGCGCGTCGAGGCCGAACTGCTGCGCCGCCTGCCGCGCCGTCAACTGAAACCGGCGAAGCGCCGTGTCGATCAAGCCCTGGTGATTTTCCTGGAAATACATCTGCCCGAGATGGATCGCCCGATAGCGCAGCCCCCGCTCCCGGTGATGCTGCAAGGCGTCAATGTAGAGGCAGCCCGTGCCAAAGGCCCCGAGCATCATATAATCCTCGTGCTTCTGGCTCGCGAAGTTCGCGTTGGGGGCATACCGATAGTCAAACAACGTCCGGTTCACGTCCTCAAACCACAGCCGCGCCTCGCGGTTTTTGAGCAGGGCGCGATCTGCCGGCTTCAAGTAATGCCAGGTGCTCGACCGTGGCGTCAGCATCGACTCCATGGCCGCCGCGAAGCGCGTGAGGGCCAACGCCCCGGTGGCGTCCACCATCTCCTCCGTTCGCTGCGTGCCGTGGTAGTCGCCGGGCTGCCCCGCCGACCGGTTGACAAATTGCTTGGCGTACTGCGTAAAAATGCGCTCTGCGATTTGCTCCCACACCGACTCCCAGGTGCCCCGCGTGTTCGCCACCGCGTCGAACCGGTCTTTCACGTCCTGCACAATCTCTTCGTCGGTCATACGTCTCCCCCATAGGCCACCCGCCGTCGGGACGGACCCGGATCCATTTGTGCGCTGGGATCAGTGAGATAGGTTGAGGCGCGACCCTTGGCGCCGGCGCGACGCCGCTCGGTTTCGCGCTGCGCGTCAAGGACCGCGGCGGTATCCGGCCCCGGCACGGGGGGCGGCGCTTGCGGCATCGGAGACGGCGTGGGGCTGAACATCCCGCTCATCGCTAGAGCCCCAACGTCGAGGTCAAATAGTCACTCGCCCGCCCGCCCGCGCCCAACTCCTGCCGGGCTTTCTGCGCGCGGAGACGGGAGGCATAGGCCTCCGCCGCCGTCTGTGGCGTCGTGTTATAGCGCAGTTCTTCCGCCCGTCGGGCCATCTCCGCTTGCGCGTCGCCCAACTGCGAGCGTTGGTCTGCTTCCTTCCGATTCTGAATCGCGTTCTTGGAGCCCGGCGCGTTCAACTTCGCATTCGGGCCGAAGTGCTTGGCGCCGGTGTTGTACGCGGTATGCGCGAGCGCCAACGGCGGCACAAAATATTCCCATGGGGCTACTCCTCCGCTCATACGCGCCTCCTTTGGTTCGTGCGCCTCACCTATCACCCAAAGATCGGATAGTCAATCCCCTCCGCCCTGGTGCTCCGTCGGCCGTACTTCCCCGCCTTGGCATCCCGCCGCGCCACGCGGCCCGCGAACGTCAGCGCCAGGGCGTCCCCGTCATCCGGACTCGGAAGCCCCCGCCCCTTCAAACTCTCCTTGCTTTCCAGCATCACCGCGTCTTGCGCCTTCCCGAAATACCCATATTCCGGCGAGGTCATATCCCGAAACAGCCCGGGATCTGCGTCGATGCAGCCCCCTCCCAGCCAGTCCCGGAGATCCGCCCACATTTCCGTCCGCTTGTTCGCCCACTCCTTGCTGGTGCTGCTGCCACCAAACCACACTTCCGTGACCCGGTAGCCCATCTCTCTGAGGCGATCGATCACCCCCGTACCATTGCCCGCATCGATATTCACCGCGTCGGGCTTCATCTTGTCGATCAACCGCGCGATCTCGTTCGCCACGAACATATTGTCCCGCTCTTTGAACCGGACCGGCGGGATACTACGGGCATCACGGCCTTGTCTGAACCGGATCACGCTGGCGTCATCCCCATACCGCGCCACGTCCACCCCCATCACCAACGGCGCGCCAGGGTCCGGCTCGACCGCCCGATCCTGCGCCGCTTTCACCAGCCCGTTGCTGATAAACTGCCGAGTGCCCTGCGTGGGAAACTGCCCTAATACCTCCACCTTCACCACGTCGGAATCCGCCCCGTACTGCCGGATCATCCGCTCAAACAACGCCTGATCCGTCCCCTCCACCGTGCGACTGTCGATCTGCTTCAACCGCCAGTAGGCCTTGTGCTCGTTAAAGCAATCGTAGAAACCCCCGCTGTTGCGCCGCGGGTTGGAGAAGATGCACCAATACCGATCCACCACCGGCTCCGTAAAAAACCCCTCCGACACCGAGAAGATCGGGGTGGGAATCCCGCTCGACTCGTCGAAAATCAGCAGCACCCCGTTCGGATTATGCACCCCGGCGAACGCATCCGGATTCTCTTCGCTCCACAACTGCCCCATGCAATAGTAATACTGCGTGTCGATCTTCAACTGCTCCACCAACGCCGCCTTGAACCACTCCGCCGGGCGGATCGAGAGCACGGTCGGCTCAAACCAGTGACTATTAATCAACAGCGTCGTCCACTTCCCGACCTCCGCGAACGTGCGCGTCTTTAACTGCGGCTCCGTGTTCGCCGTAATAATCGTGGTGGAACCAATGCGGGTGGTCATCATCCAGTCGGCCAGCCAGGACACCAGCGCACTTTTGCCGATCCCGCGCCCCGAGGCTCCCGCGAACCGAAACATCTCCGGTGGCAGTTCCAGCGCCACCCGCCCCTTCTGCGCCTTGATGTGCGCCGTGAGCATCTGGAGCACGTCCCGTTGCCAGGTTCGGGGGCCTTTATGCGCTTCCAGGGGCGTGTTGGGCTGGCCCCAGGGGTAGGCGAAGAGAACGAAGGCCTCCAGATCGTCCGCGAGGGCAGGATCCCATAGTTCTGTCATCAGGGACAGTTCAGATTCTTTGGTGCCTTTCATGGGGCGGACTCCAAAAAATAATAAAAAATAATTACAAAATTATACAGAAAATATAATAACTCGCGCCCAACCGTACCGCACACATCGAGCCAGAGTCGAAATCCGGCCCCCGCCCCCCGGCCGCCCCCCGCCGTCTTGATAATGATTCTCGATTGAGAAGGCGAGTTAACATAATCGTACTTATCAGACCTCGCAATCCCTTATAAATCAACGGCTTAGCTATTCTCAACTACGCTGAACACAACATATAGTATGACAGGCTACTCGAATGGATCAGGGAGCGCCGACGCTGCAGGCGTGATATCGATCAACTTGCGGGCTGCTCTCTGCTTGGCCTCGGTAATAGCGGCGGTGAGATCCACTGACTCGACCGTGAGGGTTTGGCGTTGCCCATAGCGGGCCGGATCCTGAACACCGAGATACCATTTCAGATTATCGCTTTTCAGCTTTAAGAGCTGGGGGTCTCCGAAGGGATCGTCATCGACCAAGGTTGTGAGGCCTTCGGCGATCAGCTCCCTGCCGACGGCGCGAGCGCGCTGAAGTTCCCGCTCGAATGAGGCATCTTGTTGCCGCAGCTTGTAATACTTGGACTTCTCGCACCCCAACGCCGCGATAATATGTTTGGTCAAACCACCCTCGGCCGCAATAGCTAGTGCGCGCTCGATATTCTCTGGCGGAATGACCATCGGGGGAATAGGCATGTCGAGCGGCTTACCACTCACAACCAACGCCGCGCAAGTCCCTCACCGAAACTTTTTTGATCTTTTTGGGCTTTTCCTCTTGACAATGTAGCAGTCCATGCTATACTCGATAGTGTCAGACGGTGATAGCTCAACACTCTAACCCATTGGAGGAACACGTGAAACAAATCATTCTGCACCGCGCAAACACTGGCTGGACGGCTCAATTTGTGGGCGACGCGGAAACCCCACGACAGTTAGCGGAGGAGCATCGGGAATTGTTGGAGGCGCTGAAGTCGGTAACGGACGAATTAGAGGCCAGGTTAGCATTGGTAGAAGGCACACAGTGACCCATGCCCTACCACACAACAGCGCACCCACGCCCCTATAAGGAGGAGGTATTCATGAAAACGGTATTCACAAATCAGGAAGTGACCCACATGTGGGCCTCTCAGAATCAAAAAGAGGGGCGTAATAGCTCCCGATCCATCTTTTTTGATGGGCCCACAATCTATTCCTACGGGTTTCACTTCCCCATGGCGCGATTTATCAAACCCCGAGTAGTCCTCATAACAAACGGCTCGTATAGCGTGACAACAGCCCAGCATCTCAACCTAGCTCGCCGTGCGGTGCGCCACCTGAAAACCTTCACGGTACCCACCTTCGACAACCCGACCCGCAACCTCACACAATACCTTGTCGATGCGCGCGAAGGGATCGTGAAGGCTGGCCGTGCGAGGACTCACGCGGAATACATCCTTGAAGCCGCTGAGGAGGCCACTGCACACGCCTTGGACTATGCCACGGAATTCCCTGAAGCGGTGGATGGATTATCACCGGAGCACCGGGAGATGTATCAAGCCGCGCTAGATGGGACCTTCTTTGATCCCGCGACAGTGGCCGCGATCCGTGAGAAGGCAAGAGCCGCACAAGCCGCACGCAAATCAGCAGAAAAAGCCCGTCAGGAACAAGCGAGACTCGCAGAACAAGAGGATCTGGCTGCCTGGAAGCTGGGGCACGCCGTAAATCGGTATAGGTTTGCGACAACAGCCTTACGGGTGCGAAACGGTCTTGTAGAAACGACCCATGGGGCAACCGTCCCCATCATAGAAGCTCGTAAGCTGTACCGCGCAATCAAGGCGGGGGCGAACGTAGTGGGTCAACGTGTGGGGCACTATACCGTCTCAATGGTGTCGTCTGAAGAGATTGTCATCGGATGCCATAACATCCCCATGACTGAAATCGAGCGGATTGCCCCAACGGTACTGTTTACCCCGGCACCCGCACCGGTAGCTGAATCCACACCGGCAACCAACGCGGGGGTATCCGCATGACACCCACGGCCACCAGCCTACTATGGCTCGCCTTTTGGTACGTGATCGCGATTGCCTGTTACCGAATCATCATACAGGGGGGCTACTGACATGACGCCGAGACCAAACCGCCGACAACAGACCTCAGACCTCAACCTCAGACTCTACACCGGGGGGCGGCCTCAAGCCGCTCCTCGCCGTTGGTATCCCGCCTTATTTTTCTACCCGGTGTTGGGGATAGGACTTGGTTGGATCTGGTACGCGATCATCTCGCGACTGTATCGCTGGCTGTTGAACTAACAGGAGGGTTCATCATACACACACCGGGACCCTGTTGGCATCACGGGCGCAACCAAGGGAGGAATGGACTATGTGGGCATATGGAAATTATGGCAACGAACTACAACTGACCAAAGCGCAAGCACAGCAAGGGTCACATCAAGGGCAATGCGCCGATGATATTGAGGCGTTGTGCCAAATATCATCCATCAAGAGGCAGCTCCGCAAGCTCGACCCTGAGAAACTTAGGCTGGAATTGAAAGAATTTGGAGCTTGGGATGCAGAGGAATTAGCAGATCATGAGCAGAATATGCGCCGCTGGCTCTGGATTTGTTGCGGCGATATTACAGAAAAAATAAGGGCGAAGTAACTGTTCTCAACTAAGGAGCATGGCCATGACACAGACCAAAACCACAAATTACGAGATCACCAATTACGGTATCGACAATGCCGATTATTTCCGGGGCCACGGTACGTCGTTCACGCGATACAATCATGCGGTCCTGGGGTGTGGGGATACCTATGCCGAGGCATTAGATGACGCACTCGATAGTGCCGCACAAATGGGGTTCGACATTGAATTAGAAACTGCCGATCTTCCTGAACAGCCGGCGAATAACGTGGAATCGGCTTGGGAGTACCATTGTCAGCATTGCGAAGAGGATGAGCATGATCAGTGTTTATCAAACATCTATTATTACGTGGGATTGCGCTGGAATTAATCTCATCACTTTATTGCGGCAATCGGGCGCAACCAAACAAGGGGGGAGGCCATGATCACGTTTATCACCC